CCACGAAGCATAAGCGAGCACAGGAATAAAGCAGAGCATAAAAAAACCTCGGCGCAAGGTACGCCAAGGCTTTAATTTTTGGTGGGCCCTGTAGGATTTGAACCTACGACCAAGGGATTATGAGTCCATTTCAAAAGACTACAGTAATCCACTATAAATAGCTAAAACAACGTCTTGAAAGAACCATAAACACTGTCAACCCCTGTTATCCAACAAGAATGTTGACACTTGGTTGACTACGTACAAGCCCCCAAAAGCTTACGAATCGTCAGACCCTCCGTGATTTTTTCAAGAATCTTATCAATAACCTGCTGCAACGTCGGAAGACGGTAACGAGAACGGATATATTCAACATAATCCTCGAAAATTCCCGATTCCATGAGATAAGCAAGAGACTTCAAGGGATCAAGGCCATTACGAGCATAGATGCTCAACATGTTACCCACAGCCAGAAGTAAGTTTTTTTCATTACCTCGCCCAGGTTTCTTAACAGCCCGCTTGTACCAAAGACCTTGATCAGGAGCCAAAATATGGACATCTTGCAAAAGCAACTGCCAAAAGGGATCAATATAGAGACCCCGATAAGAGGAGGATACCCCGGAACACGCCGAAGACACCGCATTCAGGCGGAAATTGCCCAAGGCATAGCGATACAGACCCGTTAAATGAGGTTCAAGATCAGCGAAAGACACCAAAGGTTCTGAAAGGAATTCAGCAAATTGGTTAATCACGGAATGATGAAAGCGAAACTCCAAACGCCAAACCGGTTTATCGGGTTGATACAGAGGCACAAAATTTTCATCCGTGCGCCGATTCCAGACCGCCGACCAGAAATGACCCTTATCCACAGCCTGAACTTGCAAATCTTTCCGATACATGGAGAACTGGAGACCCGAAGCCAAGCCGAACAGATAGGATTGAGAATTGCCATAGACCGCAGCAATTTCAGAGAGGCTGAATTCGGCCCGGTCAATACCGGTATGGTCTACCCGACGCCGAGAGCGAGTGACCAGCAAATCCAGAAAGTTCTTTGGCGGCTCCCAACCCTGGACATCCACACAGAGATGAACCTGACAGCCCACCGGCTCAGGATTAACCAACAGCCGCGCCGCCAAGGTATTCAAATAACCCTGAATCATCTTCGTACCACGACTATCAATGAAATGAGGAGAAAGCTCGATCTTAAGATGAGAACCCGGAGAAGTGACCTCAACATAGCGAGAACCAATCAGAAGAATCAATCCTAAATCATTGTCCTGCAAACGATAACGATAGCCCGATTTACCACCGGAGCCAATTAACCACTGATGGCCCAAGACATCAATCACCCGATGAGAAGGTCCCAGATCGTAAGTAGCTCGAATCTCCTCAATCACCTCTTCCTTCAGGAAACCCTGGTATAACTGGCGTACTGTATCAACACCTTCATGCAGCACAGTCACCGCCGACAGGTTGACCTGACCCAAGCCAGAAATGAAAATCCGCCCTCGTGAATCCTGAGATTCCAAAGCAATCGATTCAAGAGAGTATCTTTCCCAAGTCTGAAAACTCATTTTTCCCTCACTTTACCAATTATGGTTTTCTGTGGTTTTCTGTGGACTTCAATTAGGTTCTGTGAGACGTGCTACAGAGAACGTCTCCCCCTCCAATTCCGCCGCCGCGCGGGCCTCGCAAGCTTCGGCCCAAACGCGGCAGCGACCACGAAAAGCAGCCATTATCAAAACGGCAACAGCGACTCAACTCCAACCTAACACCCGACAAACCAAAAACCCCAAAACCCTGCAACCCACACCATTACAGCAACAACCTAATCAATGGACAGGCTACGAAGAAGACGCGGAGACCGAGCAGAGCATGAACTACTAATCAGTCCGCGCCCTCTTCTACGCCTGTCGCCACTGATAGCCCTAAACCAAAGCACGGCCCTATGACTTTTAGTCAGCCTTGCGAGCACCCCGAAGATTGAAAGGCAAACTAGTTTCCATGATCGCCGAACAAATTTGATCAGAGATCAGTAAAGGATCGCCAGAAACATCCCAACACTTACACGCCAACGCCGAACGAGCGCAACCCATCACCGAGCGAGACGATTTAACCTGCTGGAGATATTCATCAAGAGGCAAAAGCGGGCGAACCTCGACAGGACGCAGAGCCAGAAGCCGATTAACAGTTAAGTTAGGTTCAGGAACGGCCGACCCGGCAGCGGAGCCGCTGGAGCCGCTGGAGCTGGCGGTGGCCATCACGGGATCAGTCGCTGAACCCGAAAAACGAGAATACGCCCACAGGCCACCCACCAGAGCAACCCCCACCAAGACCAGCATAAAAATGACCGGCTGAGGAAGACGATGCTTGACCGTGTGAAAAGTGGCCGACTCGTAAGCGTCATATAGATTTTTCGGATACTTCCAAAAGGACTTTTCACCCGCCGCCGATTCCACGCCCTGAGGAAGTTCCATCACGGAATCCGCAGAGACCAGAGCCACTCGACTCATACCACCAAGCCGCCGAACGTGATCATGTTTGCCCACCAGCCGCCGCAACCAATGATCCACTTGGTTAGGGTGCTGGGTCACAATCAAAATGTCATGCCCCGAATGACGATGAGTTTCCATCGCACGGATGATTTGAGGAACTGGAGAAGAATTCGACCGCTGAGGAAAATCCCGTTGAGCTTCATCATAAATAACGACCGAACCATCAGGAGTTTGACGCCAGTCCCCACCAACACCACCAAACCAGCGACCCGACTTCACATCTTTAACCAAGGCAGACATACCAGGTATCGGTGCCTGACGACCATAGCCATTGATATTGCCGAAGACCGCCCGACCTTCACGCAAAAATTGCTCAGCGTACCAGACCGCACGAAGGGACTTGCCCCCACCAGGAGTTCCTGTAATCAGATAGATCATGATGCTTTACGACCCAAGTAGAGAAAGATCGACTTAAACAACAACGCAGCTCCTACAATCGACAGAGCTTTACCAAATCCTGCTAAAAGCAAAAGATTATAAAACTGATATTGAGAGAGAAATGAATTCAAAGAATCCAAAATATATTGAATCAATGATGCACCCACATAAACAAAAGTTATGCCAACAAATAGACGAGTAATTAAAGTTGCGACGAGAAACGACGCAAACCACGCGAGCAACTGAGCCATTATCTAGACCTCGTAACGATATAACCGGAAATGAGCCACGCCATAGCAATAATCAGAGGATTAAGCAACAACGCAAGGTCACAAAAAGGCTGATAAGACACTTCATAGGAACGAGAAAAAACGGAAAATTGATAAGGCGCAGGACAAGAACCAGAAGGCCCATTCCCCGGATCGAAGTCATCAAGCTCTTCAATAGGAATAACCACCTCTGGAACTGGCGGAGGTTCATCCGTTAACCAGCCCCGATACCATTCTAACCAGGCACAGACAAACGGGATTAAATCGCAATCGGTGGGAATCTCAATAGCCACAGGTTCAGGAGGCACTACCACAGGCGGAGTGGTGGTAGAAGTTTGAAGGTTATTCCAAAGATTTAATTGATTTTTTTCATCAGTCGTCAAAGTTGTATTATTGATCGTATTATTAATCGCATTGATCAAAGTTTGGATATCAATACCCGAATTGACCAACGTATCAATTTGAGTCTGGGTGAGAGAATTAATATCAGTAAAAGATTGATTTACAATATCAAAAAGATTTTGAGTAAAATTTAAGTTGTTGATAAAATTAATAATATCTAAAACAATTTCCGGCCAGTGAATAGACGGGAGCGAAGGCGGCTTTAACTGTTCAGTCGGAGTACCAATAACTTGAGGCAGCCCAGTAATCAAATCAGGAATCACATTAGGAGCATTAGGCTTTACACCATCATCAAAAATGTCCTGATCAGATGCCGACTGAACAACAGGGCCAGAGGAAAGAACCTTACGATATAAAGTACCAGAAGTCTGATAGGTCTGCTCTTGGTAAACACAAGAAAAAGAGCCACAACCACCATTAACCGCTGAATAGCCCGACAAACCGGTACAAGAACCCCAAGCAGGAGGGCCAACCTTATAATCATAAACAATACAACCTACACCAGAAACACCGTTGGAGTAATAACCTGCTGCACAGCCACCGGGCCAAGGTGGATAACCTTCGCAAGAAAAAGTCTTACGCCAATTACGCAAAATTTCATCCCAAACCCAACCCGCAGATTGCATCGCCGCATCAACAGCAACGCCATAAACCCCACCTCGTAAAAATCCCTTAGCAAGAGAAGCTAATCGACCCGCTGTAATCGTTGCAGGGAGATTATAATTTTTTGGCGTTAAATCAGGCCCTGTCACTTTAACAGTACCCTTTAAATCTAAACTGGACGGATTAACACGATCTAAAATGATTTTAGTCCATTGACCCTCATAGGTAGCCGCTTGGACAACATTTAATCCGACAGTAACAGCCAAAAAGCCAAGAACGAGACCAATAAGATAAACCACTCTAGTGAGATCATATTTCACAAGAACCTCGTATATTAAAAAAAAGGGGAACCGTAAAGATTCCCCAAGAGCGAAGTAAGAGAAGGAAAAAACTCTCAACCAAAGAACATCGCTTTAATCCACTTAAAGCCCATCGCCAGAGCCGCCAGCAGAATGACGGCACCGCCGACCGCAGTAAGCGCCGTAGTTACATCCCCCGACAAGTACGCAGTCGCAGCAGTCACATCCAATTCAGCATGAGCCGGAAGAGTAGCAACAGCAGTCAACAAACCGCCCAAAGGCACGATATAACGAGATGCAGACATGAGAAAACTCCTATCAATGGAACAACACACGACGAATCAGCCGAAGGCCGAACGCCACCACAAAAACCAAAATCACCACAGGCAACAACACATCCAAATCACCAGCAGAAAGATTCACCTGCTGATAATCAGAAGAAGAAAGCAACAAATAAGAAGTACACTGATCGACTGGAGTGGAAGAAACCGATACCACCCCAGAACCATCAACCACCGCACACACAGCCATCATCAACCCTCAACTACAATATCCAGCACTTGCATAGCTGCTTTACCACCAGCACCCATCTTTAAGGCAACCTGAACTGCACACTCGGAAGGGAAAATCATTTTAGAAGCCTTGGCACGGTCAAAAACAAAAAGCGGAGCCGAGAATTTCACAACATCCCAACCCAAAGTATTACCCGATTGATCCTCAGTATCCTGACCAACAAAGACCGTACAACCCTCCCGAACTTCACCGGAAGTTTCATCAGTCATTTTCCATTTTTTGATAGATAGAACATTCAGAACCATTTTATTCGACATGATAATCACTCCACCGCTAGACGCTGGTTTATCGTGAGTGCGGCTTGATCACGACCAGAAAAGAAATCAAAAATACGCCGCATATGAACAGGAGGCGGCTGATCATTCAGTTCGAGAGATGGATAAATACGCCGAAGCGCAGAACGCCATACCAAATTAAAAGAACGAGGATTAGAAAACACTTTAGATTCCCAATCACTTTCAAAGCGACCCGGAAGAGAAAGGTAATACTGCCTAACAGCAACATTAACCTTTTTCTGATAATACGAATCCAAGAAAGCCATCACTCCCCCCCCTGCAACGCTTCTCGCTGCAACGCCGCCAAGTTGACGAGCCGGTAACGACCAATTTTCATCGTTGGGAGATAACCCTTATCGATCCATCCCCGGACAACTTCCGAGGAAACCCCCACCAGTTCAGCAAACCGATCAGCAGCCATGACAGGCACGGGAGACACAACCATTGATGTCAAAAGTTGCTGAGATTCCACTACAACCCCCCGTTAAACCACTGTAGTACACTATAAAGAAGCAAAACAAAAAAAATACTAAGTAAAATTTACTCAGTAAAATAGGACTTGTCAACCATGGGAGAAAAAAAAATGGTAGAACGGCTCAGGATATTGATGGAAAAGGAAAATTTAACAACAAAGAGCCTAGAGGAAAGGACCGGAATCGACCGCTACAAATGGGGAAACCTACTAAACGGAAAAAACCGAATGAACGAGGACCACATACAGGCACTGAAAAAGGGATGGCCTCAATACATCTTCTGGCTAGTAACAGGGGACACGATCCCCGAAGGAGGCCAGATCAGCCCAAACGAAGCTGAAAATAAACCGAAAGAGATAGGCAACGAAAATGATCAGCAACAGCAACATGATGATTTCGATCATCCTGCTTTGCTTACTAGCAGCCATCGGCGTTATCACCGCCCTGGTGCTGAGGAAGAGACGAAGAGCGAAGGCCCATAAAAAAAACAGGCCGGCCCAATGGAATCGATGGGAACCCAGAAAACTCTATACCGATGACACGGTAAAGCTGGGTTGGGGCATGATTACAGCCGCTTGGCTGCTGGTGCTGGGCTTGCTATACATTTTTTTCAATCAATGGATAGAACGCCAAAACAACCCCAACCGAGACCTGAATTTATACAGCACCACAGGAGCGCACGAGCTGGTATTGAAACGCAACCGATCAGGACATTACGTAGCCCCAGGCACCATCAACGGAAAGCCAGTGACGTTTATGCTGGATACCGGGGCAACGTTAGTTTCAGTCCCGGCTCATCAAGGACCCACACTAGGATTAAAACCCGGAGCCTACGGAAAATCACAAACCGCCAACGGTGTAGTCGATATTCGATTCACGAAAATCGAAAGCTTGACGCTAGGACCTTTTCATCTGCGTGAAGTACGAGCTGCACTTAATCCGGGAATGAACAACGATAACCAAGTACTACTCGGGATGAGCGTACTCAAACACTTGGAATTCACGCAGAGCGGCAGAAACCTAATCCTTCGCCCTCATACCCCATGATCAGGAAAACCCCAAGCGGCTGGCAGGTCGATATCCAACCCAAAGGGCGAGGAGGAAAGCGCTACAGAAAGACGCTCCCCACCAAAGCCGAGGCGTTGCGCTGGGAAGCCTACTTAAAAGCCAAAGTCACCCAAACGCCGGACTGGCAACCGCCCAAGAAAGACAGCCGACGACTCGCCGACCTGGTAGAACTCTGGTATGAGAATCACGGTCAGCAGCTACGCGATGGAAAACACCGGCTGAGAATTCTTGAACGACTGGTCGAGAAGATCGGCAACCCGACCGCTACAGAATTCGACGCCGCCCAGTTCACCCACTACCGGGCGCAAAGACTCAAGGAAGGCATCAAGGAAAGCACCACGAACCGCGAACATGCTTATCTGAGAAGCGTATTCAACGAACTGGCAAGGTTAGGACACTGGACGGCAGATAACCCCGTGGTGGCCGTCCGCCCGTTTCAAGAACGCCAGAAGGAATTAACCTACCTCCGATCCGATCAAATCAACGAACTACTCAACGCCCTGAACGGCGAGGCTCGAACCGTCAGCCGAATTTGCCTAACAACCGGCGCCCGTTGGGGCGAAGCTGAAAAGCTCCACGCTGAACACGTCGAAAACAACCTGATCAGCTTCATCGATACGAAGAGCGGACAGAACCGCGCCGTTCCCATTCCGCCAGAATTTGCCCTGGAAATCCGCACGAAAACCAGCGGACGCCTGTTCAAACCCTGCTATGAGGACTTCCGAAGAACCGTCAGAAAGCTCCAGCTTAACCTACCCGCTGGACAATTAACGCACGTACTCAGACACACGTTCGCCAGCCATTTCATGATGAACGGCGGGAACATTCTGGTTCTGCAACGCATCTTGGGCCACCAAAGCCTAACCATGACCCTACGCTATGCCCACTTGGCACCGGAACACTTGCAAGAAGCTACCCGCTTCAACCCCCTCAATAAAGTTGACACTTTGTTGACACTAGAAGCCGAGCAGCCACCTACATAA